GACCGACGCCTCGGCCCGCTGCCTTTGCGCCACGGCGCTTGGCGTCCAGCCCTGGGACAACCGGCCGCGTCGCTTTCGGCCGCCGGTTCGGATCGCGGTCCTCCTTGAGGACTACGACAACCACGCCTTCATCTACGCCGAGCAGAAGGTCATTGAGCTGATGCCGCCGGGGGCCGTCGAGATCATCGAGCGCACCCAGCGGGGAGCCCCGCGGGTCCTGCGTTTTAAGGAGACCGGCTCGACGGTCCACCTTTTTACGAAGGACCAGGAGTCCCGGCGGCTCGAGTCGGCGACCTGGCATGAGCTCTACGTCGATGAGCCCTGCGCCCGCTCGGACTTCATCGCTCTCTCCCGCGGCCTACAGAAGTTCGACGGGAAGACCGTGATGACGATGACACCGCTCTCCGAGCCCTGGATCTTTGACGAGATCTACACCAGGGCTGGGAACCTCGGGGGCGACAAGGGCTCGATCTTCGCCATCACCACCTTCCCCGACGAGAATAAACAGTCCCAAGGTGGCTACCTCTCCGATGCCGGCGTCGATGAGTTCCGCGCGAAGATGTCCGAGGAGGAGCGCGAGGCGCGCGTCCATGGCCGCTTCCTGCACCTCCTCGGACGGGTCTATAAGAACTTCGATGAATCGATTCACGTTCTGAAGGAGCACCCGGTGCCCGCCGAGGAGCGCTGCCACGGCGTGACGATCGACCCGCACGACCGCTTGCCCTGGGCCATCGCCTGGTTCTATGTGACCCCCGGAGGCGACATCGTCTTTTACGATGAGTGGCCGCACGAGGCCTTCGAGGAGATCCGGGACTCGAAATTGGTCGTCAACGATTACGCCAAGATTCTGAAGGACCATGGGTCGACTGTCTACCGCTTCATGGACCCCAATGCCGGCCGCCGCCGCTCGGTCTTGACCGGCATGACGATCGCCGAGGCGATGCAGGCTCTCTCCGATGAGGCGAACCCGCTTTTCTTCGAGACCCGCATCAACGACGACCTCCAAGACGGCCATGAGTCCGTGCGCTCCCGCCTGGCCTGGAACAAGGATAAGCCGCGCGACCCCTCGAACCAGCCGCGGCTCTACTTCCTCGACTCCTGCCGTAATCTGATCCGCTCCCTGCGCTCTTATATATGGGAGGACTGGCGCGGAAAGGTTGGGGAGGGGAAGCCGCTGAAAGAGAAGCCGCAGGAGAAGTTCAAGCACTTCCCCGACTGCGTCCGCTATACCTGCATCATGGATCCCCGCTGGCACACTCTTGGCCGCACTGAGCCACTGCGTCGAGAAGGCAATGTGATCCACTTCCGGCCCGGCTGGGAGGGCGGGGATCTGCGCTGGAAGATCCGCGAGCGCTTGAGGGCTAAGGCATGAAAGAGAATCCGATCGTCGCCGATGATCTGAAGATCGGCACCTTCCAGGACTTCAAGGACCACGTCGGGAAGATCATCACCCGTGTCAACGGAGACCAGCAGGCTCGCCACGAGTGGCTCGAGCGCCAGGCGCGCTACTACCGACGCCGCTACGCCCGCGAGGGCCGCAATGTCGATGACCCCTGGCCCGGCGCCTCCGACATCGTCATCCCGACGATGGACATGTCGATCGACCGGATGAAGGCCACGCTCTCGCGCATGATCTTCACTCGGCCAATGGTCGACTTTGTCGCTCGCAAATCCGCGAGCCTCGAGCGGGTCATCAACGCCAGGATCTACTTCGACCACCTATTGAATGAGCGCATCCCGGACTACCGCGAGCAGGTGATGATCGGGCTCGACCAGATTCTCCAAGACGGCTATTGCGTCTTCAAAGTCATCTGGGACTACCGCACCGAGAAGCAGCAGCACATCCTCAGGCGTGAAGACCTCCCCAAGGTCTTCCGCATGATGTTCCCTGGTCTTGACGAGGAGGAGGCGGCACGGGAGTCCTTGGACAACCGCCGTTTTCCGCTGGCCAACTCTGTCCTGAAGCGCTTGATCGACGACAATTTCGAGATCATCGAGGCAAGGATCTCCCGTGAGTTATCCCTCGACCCGGAAGATGAGACGGACAAAAAGGCGATCCGATCTGTCATCGACTTCCTCAGAAACGGAGAGGAAGAGGTCCGCTACACCACCAAGCAAATCGTCGCCAACAATTCCCGCGTCATTGCCGTCGACGCCCAGGATTGCATCGTCCCCCCCGGCTCCTTTGATATCCAGGACGCCGAGCGAGTCACTCACCAGATCTTCCTCACCGAGAGCCAGTTCAAGTCCCGCGCCAAGCACAACGGCTGGAACGAGTCCGCCGCCGAGCTGGTCCTCAACAAGAAGCGCGAAGAGGAGCATTCCACTCGAGGAAGCCGCGAGCGGGATAGCATTCTCAACCATTACCGGGACGCCCGGGAGGGGCTTAGTTCCCTCACCACCGATCGGCTCATCAAGATCTGGGAGCACTATTTTTGGCACGACATTGACGGTGATGGGGTCCCCGAACGTTGCGTCACGCTGATCCATCCGGGCACGCAAACCGTCTTGAAGGCGCCGCGGCAGATCCCTTACACGCATGGGAACTTCCCCTTCGTCCAGATCAAGTTCGAGATCAACGAGCCGCGCTTCTTCAGCTCCCGCGGCATCCCTGAGAAGATCGACGACATTGACCGCGAGATAACGATCCGGCACCGCATGAAGCTCAATAAGCTCGAGATGCTCGTGCCGATGTTCAAGTACAGGATCGGCTCTGGCTTCAGCCCCCACAATATGGTCTTTAAGCCAGGGACCTGCGTGCCGGTGGGGAACCTCGATGACTTCGATGCGATCCAGTTCCCCGACTTCACCGCCGGGGATCGCTTCGAGGAGAACGATCTCTTCACGCTCATTCAGCGCTACCTTGGCGGGCTCGACTCCGGCCTCGTTGCACAGGACAACCTGAGCGAGGCGCGCACCGCAACCGAGATTGCCGCGATCCAACGCACGGCCTCAGAGAGCTTGACCTATAAGGGGCTTATCATCCAGACTGGGATGAAGAAGCTCTACAACATGATCTGGGATCTCGAGAACCAGTACATGCCGAAAGAGGTCTGGCTCCGGGTGACGGGATCGGAGATGACCCGGCTCACCAAAGAGCAGATTATCGGCGATTTCGAGATCGTTCCCATCGGCACGATTGAGAACACTGACTCGGCGGCCGAACGCCAGGCGGCCTTCACCCGGTTCCAGGCGCTGCTCCAGATCGCCCAGCTTGGCCCCGCGGCCCTGGGGCCCGAGTTCCAGATCGATCTTGGGCAGGCCTTGATGGCCTGGCTGAGGCGCGACAACGCCAACGATGCGCAAGTCATCGTGCGCCAACGCAAGCCGGAGGAGATCGAAGCCCTGAAGGCCCAGCAGGCTCAGCAGCAAGAACTTGCCCAGCGTGTTGAGGGCAATCAGGGCGTCACCGTCGAGGAGGCCCGCTCGATCATGTCGCAGGCGAAGTCCAAGATGCCCTTTGGCCCTAGCACCAGGATTTTAGCGAATGCCGGACAGCGACGAGCTGGATAGCCTCCGCCAAATGGCCGAGCGCTTGAAGCGCTTGGTCGAGGAGCGCGGCGGGCAGGAGAGCCTGAAGTCGATCCTCGTGGCCCATCTCGACGGGGCCATGCGGCGGCTGATGAAGGTTACCGAGCCGATCGAGTTTCAACGAATGATCGGCCGCTACCAGGCGGTCATTGCGATCATGGACACGATCTACGGCCAATTGGAGCTCTTCCAGGTCCGGATCGATGAGCTCGAGGCTCGCAAACGCGAGCAAGAGATGAGCGAGCAGCCACGGCGCATAGAGAGAGGGTTGAAGGACGATGGGTTCTAAAGTCTTGATCGTTGCGGCCCCACGTTCGGGCACGCGCTACACGACAGTTCTCCTTGGAAACTGTGGGCTTAACGCCACGCACGAGGTTGTTTTCTCCAAGGACGGCTTCACCCAGTGGCACTCCGATGTCGATGTCTCCTGGCGCGCCCTGATGCAGCCTGAATCCCTGAGTGGCTGCCAGGTCCTCCACCAGGTGCGGAACCCGCTACGCCAGATCTCAAGCTGGCAAACGATGTGCCGCTATACGGTCGAGCGCTATAAGAAAGACCTGAGGCAGGATATGGCCTGGCACCCATTCCAGGAGCTCCTGCCGCTTGGCTGGCCGACGGCCGCAGTCGCTTACTGGGTCGAGTTCAACCAATTGATCGAGCGGGTCTACCATGCGCCGCCGTTCTTCAAGGTGGAGGAGGCAGAGAGCGCGGTTCCTCTTGTGGCTCAAATGCTTGGCGTGGAGGTTGACGATGAGACCCTTCGCCTCGCGCTTGAGGCGACGCCCAAGGACACGAACCGTCACCCCGAGCTTCCCCCGGCAAGCGATCGGATCCTCGAGTGGGACGATCTTCCAGAGAGCGAGTGGAAGGTGAAGGCGAAGGAGCTGGCAGCGAAGTATGGCTATTGACCCCATGTTTGGCCTGGGGATCCTCTCCCAGGGCGAGACCATCACGAGCCCTGAGCAGCATCGCTTGATCGCCAAGCGGGCTTGGCTTCAGCTTTGGGACTACCTCTCCCTCAATGACGAGCATCTCCTGGCCTCGCAGATCCCGGTCCCCTGGTCGCTCGATGAGGACCGAGACTTGAAGCTGCACCTGGACTCAAGCCAGGCGAAATTGCGCCGCTTCGAGAGCCCCGAGGCGCTCCGCCAGTACATCGTCGGCTCCGAGCGCTACGAGGATGAGCGGATCCTCACGGCCCTGGAGAAGATCCCGAGCGATTCCCGCTGGCAGCGGATGAACTGGATCCTGAATGAGATCCAGGCCGAGAACCCGCTCTCGATTCTTGACGTTGGCTCGGGCTGGGGCGAGATCGCATTTATGCTCGGAGTTTTGAAGCGTAACGTCGTCTCACTGGCGCCAAATCCAGCCGTTCGCCGCATCCTTGAGCCCAAGGTGCGCGATGCGAAGATCAATGTACGCTTCGTCGATAAGCTCTTTGAGGAGATTACGCCCAAGGAAGGTGCCTTCGATCTGGTCCTTCTGGGCGAGGTCATCGAGCACGTCCTTGACGACACCGAGACGCTCCAGAAGGCTTGCCTTCTCGCCCGGCGCACGGTGTTGCTTACAACTCCGGTCGGAAGTTGCGAGCAGGGGTTTCACCCCAATGCTGACTGGCGTTCACACGATGAGCACCTTCGCGCCTACTCAAGGAAACGCTTTGAGGAGCTTCTCTCAAAGGCTCCTCAATTCCGCACTGTCGGAGATATCCAGGTGATCGCCGAGATCGTCGGCCATCGCCAGCAACCCCTCAATTGCTTCTGCGTGAAGCTCAGGAGGATCCGCGATGATTGTGTCCAGCTTGCCGAGAATGGAAACGGTCTACGGGACGAAGCCGAAGCCGGGGCCGTCGGCTCACTTCGGTAGGGGCGTCCGTTGCTCGATGTCGGGCGGGATGCGCTGCCCAAGCTTCACTGGCAAGACTCTGCCGGAGCAGCCGATGGCGATCCGGCCGCGCATGAAGGTCATCGAGCCGACAAACATCATCCACACGAGCCGCTTGGGCATGGGCGGGCTCGGTTCCGCATACGGGAAGTGATCCATGGCAGAAGAAGAGCTTTCTAGCGCCGAGAGCCTTGGCCAAGAGCAGGCCGAGGAGACGAGCCGTGAAGGCGGCGGCAAAGAGAACACCAACCAACGGTTGAAGCGCCAGCGGGATGCGGCGCGCGTCGAGTTGGCCAACCAGAGCCGAAAGCTTGAAGAGCTGGAGCGCGAGCTTCAGGGCCTTCGATCTACGATCGGCGAGGTTGGCGCGGCGCGTTCCACCGATCCCAACAAAATGCCCATCGAGCGTCTCGATGAGCTCGCTATGGCCGATAACCCCGAGTCGCCTGGCACCGCGAACTTCGCTCTTGTCAAAGCCATGCAGCGACGAGAGCAGGCGCTCCAGAAGCGGATCGAGGAGGCCGAGCGCAAAGCCGAGGAGCGCATCAAAGCAATTGAGCGCGAGCGCGCCCAAGGCGAGCTTCGATCGGAATTGGTGAGCGTGTTTGGGAAGAAGGTCTTGGACCCGGACAGCGACCTGCGAACGCTTGCCGATGACTTCTACGGCCAGATCATGGGCCCCAACTTCAAGGAGCATGATCCCCGGGTGGTCAAGCTGGCGTTTTACGAGGCGGAGCGCCGTCTGGCGGCCAAGAAACCCAAAGCCCAAGAGACCAAAAACAAGGACCAAAAGCCTCCAAGGCCTGAAGACCTTGCCGAGGCCGGAAGCTCGTCACTCCCTGACCTTGTCGCTGAGTCCCGGGCGGCGCTCGCCAAGGGCGATGTCCGCGGCTCGATGAGGGCCAAGATGGCGCGCCTCCTCAATTCAAGTTGAGCCTGAGAAATGGCTGGTGGAGCACACACCTTCGGAAAGTGGCGCGACGGGGCGCTGAGGGAAGATGTCACCGATGAGATCTTCCAAATCACACCCACGGACACGCCGTTTTACAGCGTCACTGGCGACGCCGATGCTTCAAACCCCATGCACCAGTGGTCCACCCGGGCCCTGGCCGCTCGGGCGGTGAACGCGGTCCAGGAAGGCGCGAACTACACGACCGTCAACGTCAACCTCCCGACCCGCGTCGGGAACCTGCTTCAGATCCTGCGCAAGCTCGCCTCGGCCTCCTACTCCCTCCAGGCCTCGACCGCCGTCGGCATCGAGGATGTCATGGCGGACCAATCTGCTGTGGCGCTGACGGAGTGGAAGAACGATTGCGAGTTCAACCTTCTCAAGTCGACGCTCACAACTGGCAACTCCGATGCGACCGCCCGCAAGATGGGCGGCTCTCTCCAGGTTGTCGGGCCGGCCAATAACCGCTTCGACT